ATGATGAGGAGGACACGGAGGTATTTAGGCAAAGGATCCTTGGTGCCGTGCAGAGCCAGGCCTTTGGCGGCAACCAAGCGGACTACAAGGCAAAGGTGCTTGATATTGACGGCGTGGCAGCCGTTAAGGTGCACCCCGCCTGGAACGCCGACACGCCGCCCGCCTCTCTTATCCCGTCTGCCGCTGTGCAGGAGTGGTACGAGGACAACATCGACAGCATCACGGATGCGGATGCAAAGGCGTGGATCACCGCCGTGTATAATGCCGCCCTTAACCGTAAGCTAACGGTGGGCGGTACCGTCAAGCTCGTTATTATGGCGGCAAACAACTCTGCCCCCTCCAGCGAGCTTATTGATATAGTGCAAACGGCCATTGATCCGGTGCAAAACTCCGGCGAGGGCGTGGGCCTTGCACCCATCGGGCATATCGTGCTTGTGGAGGGCATCGGGCTCACCACCATTACCGTAAGAACGCACCTCACCTTTGCTACCGGGTACACCTAGAACGATGCAAAGGACAGCGTAAACAATGCCGTAAACAAGTATTTTGATGAAATGGCAGAGGCCTGGGAGGGCAGCGGTGCTCTTACCGTCCGCATATCCCAGATTGAAAGCCGTATTTTGTCGGAGTGCTCGGCCTATATCACCGATATTGGCAGCACAACCCTTAACGGGACCGCCGCCAATATTACCCTGGGCGAGGATAACATCCCGGTGCTTGCCTCTGGGGGTGTAATCAATGTTTGATAACCGCAAACTTATTGACTACCTCCCGCCGGTGCTGCAAAAGGTTATGGAGTTTATGACCATAACCGGAGCGCAGCAGCCGGAAATTGAGGCGGCTTGGGGTGCCCTTGACCTGGTTATGAATAACCAATTTATCGACAGCGCCACCGAGGATGGCGTTGCCGTATGGGAAAAAGAGCTCAATATCACACCGCTTGTAACGGACACGCTGGAGGACAGAAAGCAGCGTATAAAAGCTGCCTGGACCTACGGCGTTGTTTACACCTACAACTGGCTTGTAGATTGGCTCAAAAACTCCTGCGGAAATGATAACCCGCCGCCCACAATTAACGGGTATGTGCTCCGTGCGGCTTTGCCGGTATCGGTTGACTACCTGCGAATACTGGACGATATGCGCCGGTATGTTTCCGCAAATGTCCTCATTGATCCGCTTATTTTGCTTTCCAAAGTAAAAGCACCGCATTACACCGGATCAGCTTTCCGGCACTCAATTAAGCAGACCATCCAAACGGATGCCTGGGACACCGATAATGTCAATATGCTTGCCGATGAAAACGATGTTGTGCTTATAGAGGAGGCAGAAAGCAAAATTTTATATGAGGAGGTATCGGTATGACACCAAAATTAACAGATGCCGGCAGAAACCTTTTGCTGCGTGCCTTGGCCGGCGAAACCATCAACTTTACCAAGGTGCAGCTCGGCAACGGTCCGGCGCAAACCCCGTCCGAGGCAACCGCACTTATCAACCCGATCCTTACAATAGAGTTTACTGATATTGAGGTTGGTGATACCTATGTAACTCTTACGGCATTATTTACCAATGGTGATGTAACAAGCGGCTTTCATATCACGGAGGCCGGCTACTTTGCCACGGATCCGGATGATGAAAGCCAGGAGATCCTTTACGCCCTCGGTAACGAGGACGAAAGCACCGCAGACTATGTGCCCGACAACACAAACCGCATTTTGGAAATGCAGTTTGACAGCCTTATTTTTGTTGGCGATGCCGAAAATGTAACGGCGGCGATCAGCAGCTCCCTTGTGTATGCCTCCAAGGAGGAGTTTGATGCACACAAGGCAGACCACACCAACCCGCACGCCGTTACAAAGGCGCAGGTTGGGCTGGGCAATGTGCCGAATGTTGCCACCAATGACCAAACGCCTACCTTTACCGAGGCAACCACGCTGGCAAACATCGCCTCCGGTGAAACCTTACGCACCATCTTTGGCAAAATCAAGTTTGCCATTACCAGCTTTATAAACCACATCAACAACCGGAACAACCCACACGGATGCACCGCAGCCCAGGTTGGTGCGGCGGCAAAAGCTCACACCCATAACGCCACCGATATTAACGCTGGTACGCTTACCGCTGCCCGTGGTGGTACCGGAATATCCGCACCCTCCTCCGGCAGCATTATGGTTGGAAACGGATCGGAGGCTCTGCGGGCGTTAAGGGGTAGCGGTGCCCTTTATTCAAACGGTGCGGGCAACCCCACCTTTGGCACCTTGCCCGCTGCCCTTGGCGGCACCGGCTATACGAGCCTCACAAACCTTGCAACTGCTCTTGCATCCTCTTACGGGCTTGCAAAAACGGTGGCGGGATCCTATGTGGGTAATGGTGGTTATGGATCGGGAAATGCCCGTGCGCTTACCTTTGCATCACCACCCAAGCTGCTTGTGGTTATGCCCGATGATAACACCACCAGCGGTACATACAGCGGCTTTATTGCCATTGCCGGTATTACCGGCAGCCGTGGCGGCGGTATTATGGATGATGTAATCGGTCCACATCTCCAGCTTTACTATACTTGGAGTGGTAACACGGTATCGTGGTACAGCAGCCAAAATGAGTATGCAATGCAGAATATGAACGGCAAAACATACCGCTATTTTGCAATTCTGTAAAGGAGGTTGAGATAATGTTCACTACGCTTAAAAAGGGCGAAAGGTACATTGAGGACAAAGAGGGCATTTACACAGAGTTTGTGTGCTCCTCCGTTGCCGATGTTGCCGGCTTGCCCACCGGCGCAGGATCGGATGCTCTTGACCGCCCACGCCCCGGCAGCACAGCTGTGGTACCGGGCGAGGACGGCGCAAGTGCCTCCGTTTATGTGCTTACCAATGAGCGTGAATGGGCGCTCTTGCTTATGGAGGGTTGATATATGGAGGCATTGATATTAACCCGCCCGATAAGCGACAATAACCCCATCAGCCTGCTTTTGCGGCACGCCCGCAGAGGTGGGCAGGTTGTTCCCCCGGTTGGCTTTCAGCTTTTGACCGATGAACAGCAGCGGCTCCTCCGTGATGAACGGGGAGCCTATTTAATTGATCGTGAGGAGGATAACAATAATGGCTAATACCATTCCCGTAACAGAAAAACCGATCCCCAGCAAGGTAAACAAAGATGCCTATGTGCTGGGCATCCAGGACAACGGCAGCGGCCAGCAGGCCCTTTACCGTATGCCCCTTAACGAAATAAGAGGCAACGGCGCAAATGACCTCTTTATCATTCCTGCCCTTATTGAGCAGTACGGTGTAAAGCTGGCATTTAGGGACTTTGCGGAGGCCAACGCCGAATATGACACCCTTACCAATATTTGCCTCCGCTTTTTCACGGCGGCGGCAAAAGCAGAAACCCGCAAATTTACATCGCATTTTTATAAATTTGCGACCAGCCAAAGCACGCTGGGTGAAAAACTGGACGATAATGCAGAGCTTGTTTGCACACCGTCCACCAGAGCAACCGCCGGCACAGATAACTATGCTACCATTCCGCTGTTTGCTTGCTTTGATGTAAACTACACCATTGACAGCACCACGCTGGAGCCGGTTATCCACGCCATCAAGGATGTGTACGGTACCTTTACAGCTACCCCCACCACCTCCCTGGTTGGCGTTATGCAAATGACCGGTTGGGTGCGCCGTTCCTCCACCGAAACCACCAAAAAGGTGGAATATGTGGCGAATGAGGAAACCGGCTTTAAGCCCCTGCCGGAGGCCGTCCGTGCAAGTGATAACACGGTACGCCCCTTTGTGATCCACGCCAAGTATGCGGCCGGCTACAATGCCTTGGATGTGCTTTCCAGCGTTTCCGGCGTGCAGCCCGTTACATCCCGCAGCGGCTCCCAAGGCTCTACCTCGATCAGCCACGATGGCCAAATTGCCAAGTGGCGTGAATGGGGCTCACAGTACGGCGGCTCTGCTCTGTGCGATATTGCCTTTTTACAGCTTATGCTTGAGATCAAGTATGCTGTGCTTGGCTCCGCACAAAAAATGAGTGGCTGCCGTGATTATTACCTTGGGCTTACGGTTGCAGCCGCCGAGGACGGCGTAACCCGTGTGCTGCTTTCCTCCACCAATGCCGCAAAGCTGGTGGTTGGTAGCTGTGTTTCCGTTGGTACCGAAAATGACCGTGCAAAAGCCACTTGTTACAGCATCTGTGATATTGTGCCGATCTTGAGCATTGAGGATGTGGAGGTTGAGGGCGTTGCCTATAAGGCCGTAAACCTTGATACCGAAACCGCCTTTAATGTGCCTGCCGGCGCTTATGTGGTTACACAGTCCTGGCGTACCGGTGCAACGGACGATGTGCCCGGCAACGATGGCAGCCCGTTCAACAACACCTCCGGCAAGGAGCCTTACAAGCTCCAGGGCATTGAGGTGCAGCTCGGTATGTACGAGGTGCCCGGTGATACCACCCTCAATGAAACAGCCACCGCAGATGATGTGCCCGGCGTGTATAAGATCTATACCAACCGCCTTGCAGCGAATGTACGCAGCGGCGGCAGCGGTGTGGATCCCGTGCAGGTTGGCACCATCACGAAAAACGGCTCCACAGCGTGGAAATATGTTGCAGAGCTCAACTGGGATGCCAATGACCAGGAGGCATACCTTGCAGCGCAGGCTTACGGTGCAGGCTCCACCACCGGCTACCGTGGTGCACATTGCCTCGATGCAGAGGCAACCACCGGCTGGCGTGAGTGGCTGGCCTTGGGTGGTTTGAGCACTGGCGGCGACGGCGGGCTTGTGTGTGCTCTTTTGCCCTATGGCCTCGGCGCTGCCAGCTGGTACTTCGGCGCCCGTGCGTGTGGTACCGGTGGTAATAGGGGTGAATTTACGCCGGCGGCGGCCGGCGTATAAGAGGGGCGTTAGCCCCTCATAAAGGCAAATGACAAAATAACAATATAGGGATGTGCTGCGTGTACTCCGTGCCTCTGTCCTTGCTGTGGCAGGCCTTTGGTAATTTGAACAATGGCGGCAACAGCGGGCTTGTGTGTGCTAATTTGAACAATGGCCTCGGCAATGCCAACTGGAACATCGGCGCCCGTGCGTGTGGTAATGAAAACAAAAACATTACGCAGTACATTCCTTGGCTAAATACCAAAAATTGAGATAAAACCGGCACCGTGAAAACGGCACGGCGGTATTACAAGGCCGCCGTGGAGGTTAGTAGAGAAAACCGAAAGCCTTTGAGCTCAACCAGACGATATTTAAGGAGGGATCGCACAATCAAGACCTATTGCAAAAATGTTGATATTACCGATCCCGTTGTAATAGCACCGTGGATAGAGCTGTATATCACCGATCCGGACCACCGAAACCGGGCAGGTGTAAAGCGGCTCCTCACCAAATATGGTGATGCCCACGGCATAGCGGTTGAGATCACGGAGCGCATAAAAGCCCGTGATCTCAAACTGCCGCCTATTCAATATCACGACCGGGTGGATCCAAGCTGTGGAAAGCTCCGCAGGCTTGGTGTTGAAAGTGCTATACAGCAATGTATGAATTATGTTGCGGTGTATGCTCTTATGCCTATGTTAAAGGCAAAGGTTGGCCCGTTCCAATGTGCAAGCATACCGGGGCGAGGCCAAGTTTTCGGTAAGGAGGTGCTGGAAAAGTGGATCCGCAAAGATCCCAAAGGCACCAAATACCACGATAAAATGGATGTGCGGCATTGTTTTGAGAGTATCAGCTGCCGCACAATCCGCAGGTTGCTTGAGCGTGATATACGCAAAAACCCAACCC